GATCTTACTTCCAGCAGAGACGGCTAATTTAATTGCCGACAACCACATATTAGTACCAAGTTGCCTTTACAGGTCTTTTATCTGGTCTCATACGTCTTGTGCCTTTTACATCCACAGTTTGTGAAGTGTATGGGTCAGTCATTTCGACTGGAATTCCACCTTGTTGCTCGCCTTTTGCGTTAGCACCAAGTTCAGGCACAACTTTTACGTTGTTGCTACCATTTTTTTTATTTTTAACCATAATGTTTCTCCTTAATTGGATTTATATCTAGTTTTTCTTAAAATTTCTACCAAAATCGAATTTTTTACTAGCAATAGACATTTGTTGTTTTTCTATTGACGTGTCAGCTCTTAATTCTGCTAATTCTTCGTTCTGTTCTTGCTTTGCTTCAAATTGTTGTTGGTTTTGCATAGCTCTCATTGTGTCTAAACTAATTCTACCTTCATCATAAGCTCTTTTTGCCTCATCCGCTCTTGCTTTGATGTCAAGTTCTCTTGATTTTAGTTTAAGTAAAGGGTCACCACCAAATTCTGTCAAGATTTTTTGCTCTTCCATCATATAATCTTTAGTCATCTCTGCAATCAACACTGCTTTTCTTCCATTAATCTTGTTTGTAAGCATGTTTGCTTGATTAATTAGCTCTTGATTGTTTGGATTTGCTTGTAGCATCTGTTGCATTTGTTGTGCTTGCATTAATTCTTGTTGAAACTCTAGTTGAACTTGTTCTTGTGCCATTAAACTAATTCTTTCTAGTATATTTTTTTGTAATGCACCCATTACTGCAGGTGAATTTTGCACCATGTTGGATTGCATAAAACTTAAATGTGAATCTATGTGAGCTTTGTGGTCCTGTCCTGGAAAAGCCTGAAAAGGTTTTCCGGCCATTGCAGCAATTTCTTCCAAACTTGGATCAATTGGTTGCGGCTGGACAGGAGGAGGTAAAATCGCATTTATATTCTTTACCCCTAAAGCTTCATACATTGATCTATATGCTTGATATAAATCATGTACTTGAGGATTCGATTGCGCAAGTTGAAGTTGCGATTGTGCCATCGAAATTCTTTGTGTTTGAGAAAATATATTAGGATCTGCTACTGGTAAAATATCTATTCTCTCATCAAAATCTGTTTGTTTAACATTTCTAGCAGCACCAGGAACATCGTAAGGATATTCTGCTGGTAAATAACTTTTAAATACTTCTGCTAGTAATTTAAATTCTTGTTTAAGACCTACGTATAGTCTTTTGTGAATTGCTGACATAACTCTAGAGCCACGCTCTAATAATGCAACTGTAGTTCCAACTGCTGCTTGTTGATTCATATCACCAACTTGTGAGTCTGCAATACTTGCAAATCTTTGACCTGCATTAACTACAACTCCCATTAATTGTAAAAGAGTTTGGTCTGGTCCTTTGAATGGTAATTGCATAAACTGATCTTTGATATTACCTCCAGGTGCATCAACATCTCTAAACTCTCCAGGTTGTAATGGTTGTGCATCATCTCTAATTCTTATACCTCTAGTTTTAAAACCAGCTGGTAAGTTTGCTAAAGTTCCTGCATCTAATAATTGTCTTAATGCTGCTGTTGCAGTTCTTGTTAAACCACCAATCATATGAATTAAACCAAAACCATAAAAACCTGTACCTGGTAAAAATTTGTATTGTACAAAGTATTTTATTTTTTCTTTTGTAGGATCATCTTGAGTAAAGTTTCTTCTAATAGATAAAATTTTATTATTAGATTCTGCTATCGTTACAATGTATGGAAGTTTAATTCCTGTTTCTTCTCCGTCTGTTCCTATATCTTGAAAGCCTTCTAAATCTAAATTAACATGCATTTCTAAAATTGTGTATTGATCTTCTTGACTATCTTTTGAAATACCTTCTAGTTGTCTTTCTTTTTCTTCTAACTCATTTGATGTAACAGGTGGTTGTCCTAATTCTATATCTCTATAAAAACCGGATACTTGTTGTTTTCTTAATTCATTCTCAGACATTTTAATAACATGCACAATTGCATCTGCATCTTCTAATGAGTTTGCAGAATATGGAACAATTAAATCATCCGCAGGTATAAATTTAGAAACCGCTCTACCTAAAAGATCGTCGTAGTAAACTTTCTTAAAGGTAGATCCGGATAGAGGGAGGTAAAAAAGCATTTGATCAAACTCTGGTTCATACTCTTGCATCTGATCCATAATTTGGTAATTCATAAAATCTTTTACTCGGTGAGCTTGGTCTTGTTTTTCATTTGTAATGTCACCTAAAATTTGTGCACGGACTGGTCCATCAGCTGGTAATAATTCTTTATAAGCTTGTGCTTGAAACTGTGTAACCGCTTCAGCAAGTACAGGGTGATTAACACCGGATGCACCTCTAAAAGGTTCTGTTCGTCTTTCATATTTAAATCCTAAAAGATCTAAACCTTCTCTGTAAGATTGTTCCCAATCTCCACGAGATTCTTTGTATTCTGTATATTGATCATATAGTTTTGAACCAAGTTCATCTAAGTCTTGGTCTTCCATAATTTCTGCTAAGTTTGAAAAATGATCTTGTGATTGTAATGGACTTGTTGATGGATCGAAAGATATTTCAGCACCACCTTCTTCATCCATAGTTATATTTGCTTCTCCTTCTGAAGAAGAAACAGCATCGTTTGGAACAGTAACTTCTTGTTCTACAAAGGCCTCATCTTTAATATCTACATTGGGTAATGTTTTATCTATTTCTGCCATATCTCTTTCCTGTTAATTACAACACACCTTTATACGTTGGATTTGAGAGTATACGCAATAATCCTTGATTTGGCAATGTCTTATTTCTTTGAGCGGCTTTGGCTTTTCTTCTTTTTTCTATTTCTCTGTTAGCTTGTTCATTTACCATATCTGCATTTACAGCTTCTAATCCTTTTTTTGCAGGTGTCATAAAATCTGTATCCATCATAGAAAAATCTTCTGCAATCTGTGCATTCTTAACAGCTTGTCTTTCAACAGGACTCATCGTCATAAGTCTTTGACCTTCTCCAACAACTCCTTCTAACATTAAAGGACTTGCTAAAATCTCTGACATTGTTTTACCTTCATCATACATTTGTTTCATAAAATATGCTTCTAATGGTAATGCTGCAACACCCAAAGCTTTACCTACAGATTTAGCTACAGATTTAACAGCACCTTTGGCCATACTAGGCGCTTCTGCTAGTTGCGCAGGAAATGAACCAAGAGATATCGCTCTACTTCTTTGTGCTTGAGTCAATGGTACTTTTGATTTTTTCAACATATCAATTAGTTGAGGTCTATTACCTTCTTCTACTTTTCCAATTTGATAAGCAATATTTTTATTTACTTTCACATCATTTTTAAATTGATTAATAGCATTTTTTTTAGCTGTATATAGTTTAGGATCTCCAGGGTTTAATTTTTCTTGTTCTAAAATTCTATTAAATGCTGCATTTAAAGTTATTCTTTTTTTACCTTCATCTAAATTTTCTTCTGCAAAAGTTAACATTACATTAAAAGGATTTTTACTTGCTCCTTGTACATGATGAATATGAAAAGGGTT